CAGTTTCGGATGTTGCGGTATCTCTTGATATGTAATTATATGGATCGATTACCACCCCCCTGACCCCGTGTCGCATAACCGCCACTTTCATTCTTTCTAAAATGCTATCCAAAGATGATAAACTGCCATCAGCTTGATAGAGAAAAGAAAAATGATCTTGCACAAATCTTTTCCCATCTTGCAATTCTTCGTGATTAAGTTTAGGTGTCATGCCATCAAAGAATGGCTTACCTTTATGCTTACTAATTAACTTAGCTATATGTATTCTAGGCTCGTTTTCAAAAGAGCATATCCCAAATTTCCATCCTTTTTCTTTTGCTATGTTAATCATAATCTGATCTACAAACTCAGATTTACCGCTTGATGGATGCCCCGTGACTACGGACAACTGCCCCTCTACAACTGTGTATAATTCGTCTACCTCTTCATATCCAGTAGATACACCTGAGCCTATACCTTTTTCGTAAATGTCATCAACCTCTTCATAAAAATGAGAGGCATCGTATAAACCTGAAACTGGATATGGTACTGGATTAGATGCCAAATCATCCAACTTTTGTCTGCCATGCTTAACTAAAACTTCATTGGCATCCTTGCAATCCTCAGGATATTCTATCTTGTAACATCTGTCTTTACCAACTCTCCTAGCTATCTCCTCAGCCATTGCCTGACCTGATTTATCGCTATCCATAGCTATGACAACCTTGTCACATAAATCCAATTTCTTTTTGGCATTCCAAATAAATTTAAATTTACCATCTTCATGGGCATCTATCTTGCCATCCACAACTTTCATTACTGCCCCATGCGGTATTGATACAACAGATTTGTAACCAACTTCCATGAAAGACAAGCAATCCATCTCTCCCTCGCAGATAATTACCCAATCGTTAGTTTCAACATTATCTATGTTGTAAAAGTTTACCGCTGATCCCTGAGAAGAAAAACCTTTATCAGGAAACGATCTTATCTTTGCAAAGTCTGTACTGCCTTTGGTGGTGTACGGAAAAACTATACAAGGCATTTCTTTTTTCTCAGAAGCTATGTATTGCTTTACATATTTTAACCCCCCTAATTTTGCCGTGTTCTCTGATATTCCCCTACTTTTTAAGTATTTTATACTGTCTGTATTTGCTGATAAATCTGACCAATTCTTGTTAACAGCGACCAATGGCTCTCTCCTTATTAGCTTAAAATTATTATCATTAAATCGTATTGAGCCATTCTCAGTACAATGCCAACAATTATAAACGATTGTGTCGCTATTAACTCTTAGCGATAATGTTTTCTGATCTTTTTTCTTTCTGTTTGGAGAACAAAAAGGGCAGTTTACCTTGTGTTGACCACTACCTAGTCTGAGGGCTTTTGCCCTTATATTTGATTTTAGTTCCATGTTTTCTCCTACGCAATGCGAAAAAGATAGTGCCATAAAAAATCCTAGTCAACGAAAAAAAGATATTAATTTTATAAGTTTAGAAAACAAAAACTAATTCCCTAGAGTACCCCCAGATAGAACAACCAACGTAAAAGTTAATTTTAACTTCCACTAGTATTACTAGTTATAACTAGTATATATATATTATATATTTATAACTAGTAGTACTGTTATAACTAGTTGGGAAAACTTCTGTTTTGAATTGTTCTTTTTAATTTCTCGCCCAAGTACCTAGCAACGATAGGTTTGCTAGTGGCAATTTTTTCTAAATGTATTTTTAATTTACTTGAATTTAATTCAGCCATATCGCAAACATCAACAAAATCATTGCTCTTCATCCAAATGGCTACGTTTAATTTTTCTTTTGGGCTACCTAAATAAAGATCAGAAATCGCTTGGCACATCACATATTTCCAAAGGCGACACTCTGACATGAGTTCTAGGTCTCTCTCTATCCAATCCCCAATATATGTACTTCTGTTTGACTTGTCTGTCATTAGCATATATTTTTCCTTGCATACAATCCAAGATAACACTCTCATCTAAATCAGGTCTTCTCGAAGAGTAATATATAATTAACTCTACTTTTACGTCATTTTCAATAAGATTTTCTAATTGTGGGCATTGTAGGGCAAATATTTTCTCATAGTTCCTAGCTTTATCTGATTTTATGAGGGCAGGTCTTTTGCCAAATGTGACTATTTTTCTAGAGTTTGACTTACTTGCAGGCTCTCCCTCTATAATAAAATTTATTTTTTTATGGGTTTTTGTTGACATATTTGGGCTTTCCTATTACTTATAAAAATGCGTAAGGAGAAAATTACATGAAAATAACCAATAAGTTTGGTATGCCACAACCTTTTGTGGACTTTGCCATAAACGATAAATACAGTAAAGGCAAAGCTGACATATCTGTCACTACCTTGATAGATAGCCCCAAGATAAGATTGATGAAAGAAAAGCACGATCATGAAATAGAGGTCGATGCAGTTGATATGGTTTGGGCATTGTTTGGTACTGCGGTTCATTCTGTTTTAGAAAACTCAAAGCAATCTAGCGATGTTATAACTGAGGAAAGGCTTTATCAAGAAATTGATGGTTGGGTTTTGTCAGGTGCAGTTGATAGGCAAGAAATAAAAGATAACAATGTGACTATAGTTGATTACAAGGTTACGTCAGTTTGGTCTGTGATATACGGAAAACCTGAGTGGGAGAACCAATTAAATTGTTATTCTTTCCTAGTTTCAAACAAGATTGGTCTCTCTAAACAAAACGTAAGTAGCTTAAAAATATGTGCAATTCTAAGGGATTGGAATAGAAGAGATGCTGAAAGAAAAGAAGATTACCCAAAAGCACCCATAGTATTTGTTGATATACCTCTGTGGGATCACGAAAAAATATCAAATTATATTAAAGAAAGAATGGCTTTACACCAAGAGGCACAGATTTTGTCTGACTTGCATGGAGATGTAGGTCTTTGTAGTGATAAAGATATGTGGAAAAAGAATGATACATGGGCAGTAAAGAAAAAAGGTCAGAAGAGAGCCTTAAGAGTTTTAGATAGTGAAGAAGAGGCTATCAAGTACATGGAATGGCATAATGAAACTGACCAAGCCTATACCAAGAAAACAAATTTAGAAATGGAATTTCGTAGTGGCGAGTTCACTCGTTGTGGCAACTATTGTTCAGTTGCTGATTTTTGTAACCAATATAAAGAGAGGATAATATGAAAGAACAAAAAATAAAAAAGGTAGTAAGAAAAGTTAAAAAGAGTGGTGTTGTTAGGCTTAAGCCAAAGATAACAAGCACTAGACCTAAGGATAGGTCTTTAATTGCTGAGCATATTGCAGAGGCTACAGGCAAAGGAAAACCCGTTAAGACATTCTTTTTAATGAGATGGTTTGTCAGTATTAGAGATAAAATAAAACTATGGATGAAAAAATGAAATTTAATATACCTGATAAGGTTGTCGATACCTTGAAAGAAATCGGCATGAGTCATACGGATGCGGGTTGGAACTGTCATGGAACTTATGTACTTTTACATAAGGCTTTGGAAAAGGTTGCGGTTGCAAGAAATATAAAGTTTGATGCCCCCCAAATATTAGAAAGCGATAGCAGTAAGAGAGTTGTTAGCTTAATGGTTATGGGGCATATGGGCGATAAATCAGAATGGTCTATAGGCGAGGCATCCCCGTCAAATAATAAAAACAGTTATCCATATGCTATGGCTGAGAAGAGGGCTAAGGACAGAGTTATACTTAAGTTAGTTGGTCTTCATGGCGATGTATATGCAGAGGATGAGGCTGACAGTTTTAAAGAAGAACGACCTGAGGAAATAAAAGGCGGAACAGTTAGTGGAGAGGGCGAAGAAGATAAAGATGATCTACCTGAGGTAACTTTTAAAAAATTAGATAACACTAAAGAGACTGTAAAAGGTATAGAGTTTATCAAAGAGGTCTTTATAACATTTTTACCAATACAACATAACAGAGCAGACATAGTTGGTTTTTGGAAAAGTAATAAAGAGGCAAGAGAGACACTAAAAGAACTCTCTTTAAAAGACTACGAAGAAGTAGAGATCGCTTTCAAGAAGAGAGCAGAAGAAATTGTCAACAACAAAGGAGAAAATGACGATGGAAAATAATCAATATCCCGCAACGGGTGGCTTGTTTACTCAAAAAGATAAGAAGTCAGAAAAAAGCCCTGATTACTCAGGCATGCTTTCATTAGAGATGGAAGTTGTAGAAGACCTGATAAAGCAAAAGCAAGAGGGAATATCCCAACCTAAACTTAATTTAGTTGGTTGGAAAAAACTCAGCAAGGCAGGCAGTCCTTATCTCAGAATAATAGGCAATATTGAAAGAGACAGACAAGACAAGTCTCAATTCAAGCCTCAGCAAACTCAACAACAAAACTCATCTAGCAATGAACTAGATGACGAAATACCATTTTAGGGAGAGTTAGATGGAAGAAGAAAATAAAATTGAGGGAGTTAGTTTTGAGGCAGTCAAAACATCTATGATGCAAGACAAGAACGGAACTAATATCAGGTTGACTATACATCCTAACGATGTACCACCACAGTTGCATAAAGATTGGGTTGGCTCTAGGTATATGGTTGTTATGGTAAAACTCAATGAAGATGGTACACCTGACGAAAGGAAAGAAGATGACCAAGAAAAAGTCGGAGAATAATGCTGATATACAATCAGATTATCTGACCTTAGATGGTGTAGCTAATTATCTTTCTATAAGTCGGATGACGTTATATAATATAATCAACGATGAAAATTCTACTTTCCCAAAAAGTTTTGAGATAATTAAGTCTTCAAAGAATAGACCTAAGAGACTTTACAAGAAAGCAGATGTAGTCGAGTGGTTAGAAAACAGTCCTAGAAGTTAAAATTAACTTATGGCTAGGTCTTTATATGAAACTTCTCAAGACAGAAGATCAGAAAAAGAAGCATTAAACTATGTCTCAAAATGTTGGGGCATAGTTTATCACAAACTGCCAATGTCATATAAGTTAGATTATTCGATATATCGCAAGGATAGTCTGGTTGGCTGGGCTGAAGTAAAATGCAGAACACATAATTTTGGAACATTCCCAACATACATAATATCACTAGCAAAGGTTTTAGAGGCTAGGAGGTTAGGAAAAGAAACAAATACAACTCCAATTCTTTTGGTATCGTGGCTAGACGTATTAGCTTATTTGGACTTTTTTTCCCCGTTCACCATCAAGCAAGGTGGTAGATCAGATAGAAACGATTGGCAAGATCAAGAGCCAATGGCACATTTTGAATTAAAACATTTTAAAAGAGTAGGAGATATAAATGAAACTAGCAGATGGGTATGACGATGCATTTGTGGGAAGCAGTATAAGTGCCTTCGATAGAAAACAAGTGGCTATATATGACTACGATAAATGCCTATTAATATTAATGCATGATTACGGGATGGATGAGGAAACTGCAATAGATTGGTTTCACTTCAACGTCATAGGATCGTGGGTTGGGGATGATACTCCAATATTTATAAATCAACATAGTGTTAAGAATATAGAAGATTACAAGGAGGATGATGATGAAGAAAAATGACAACGTAAACAGACCCAAGCACTACCGAAAAGGTAGAGTCGAGTGCATAGACGCAATCAAAAGTGCTACGGGAGATGGATACCAATTCTACCTACAGGGTAACATCATGAAGTATATGTGGAGATTTAATCATAAGAATGGATTAGAGGATTTACAAAAGGCTCAATGGTATCTCTCAGAATTAATTAAATCCAAAAAGAAATGATAGTATGATAGTAATTGGTGCAAGATGGTCGCTTTTATGCTTATTTATCTGATCCCTAGATCGAAGACCATCTAAGCCAATGTAACAAATGTGGCGGAGGCTGCGTAAAAAAATGTACTTAGAAACCCAAACTTCTATCCACATCGTCTATTAACATTGTCGTTAGCTTGCCGCGAGAAAATGTATCAGCCATATTGCAAACTTTTAGCACAAAAGTTAAAATTAACTTTTAGCCCGCCTTTTTGAAACCCGCTGATCTCATGAGTATTAGACCCATTTGCTGAAGTTCTCTTATCTTTTCTTTTCTAATTCTAATAATATTTTCTTTTGTTTCTTCAGGAATTCTAGGGTTCTTTTCTATTTCCCTTATCTGCCTTACCATTCTGTTTCTTGCGTTGTCTATAGCTTTTAATCTACCCGCAATACTAAGTTCCTTTTTATATTTATCGTACATAGCGATAACTTCTTCTGTATTACCCGCTTTCCTAGCTAAATCAACTCTTGCCAATATAGTAAATAAGTCTTGTCTGTTATCTAGATAGTTACCCGTGTCCTGCCGTGCTGAAGGCGAGGCGATTACCTTTCTGGCTAGTGGTATCGTACTCCAAACACTTACTTCCAAGTCTCCTTTTAACAAGTCAACTATGTTCGCAGGCATTTCTGCTGATCTCTGTACAAATCTACCCGTACCACCCGTTAAATAGTCTATCCAAAACTCTATGGCATCAGGAGAGAAATCTGCAAAACCTCCCTCAACTTCATCTCCACCCGTAAGTTTATTTAATCCATTTGCAATAAACTTAGGTATTCTACCCGTACTTGACCAATATTGTTGACTGCTAGGCTTAGGTGTTGATGAAAATGTTGGACTTTCTTTATATATAGGATCGCCTTTATAGTCCTCGTTGATAGCGACACTAATAAATGGATCAGCAACTGTTGGGGCAAAGAATGTTAAGAAATGATCAAATGCACCTATAGGACTTAAACTTTCTACTGCAGTTCCTATTATTGTGCTTGTTGCCTCACCAGCGGTATATTCTCCCCTTGCAGTTCTGCTTAAAGCTCTACCAAAATTAACTGCCATGTTAAGTCCGTAACTTAGTGGTATACTTATAAACTTATCATCCATTAAACCTAAAGTTGGAAATATTAAGTTATGTTCCAATATGTATTTAGGAAGCTCATCATAATCACTTATTCCATCTTCATCTTCATCTCCTGAGAAAAGATTATTAACTTGATCTTGTAACATTCCATACAACACTAGCCCGCCCCAAACCTTTCTAACAGTTGGCGATTTAATAGCTGAGTTTATTAGTGCCATAGACCCTTGTAGAGATGCATTGTAAAATAAGTAAAAACTATTCATGAAAGCCTTGTGTTCACCACCTTTAGCAAAGTTTACGGTAACGTTCCTAGCCGCCTGTGCAGCTTGAGAAGCAGTCATACCTCTTTCTTTTAATGCTTTGAATGTTGCTACTCGAACACCATTTTCAACTGCGGTGTTAACATCATCTAAAAGTTTAATTAAACTTTTACCTTGCTCTCTTACAAACTGACCTTTATTT